CGGCTACACCACCGTCCCGGACGAGGTGAAGGGCGCGGTGCTGGAGACGGCGGCGCAGGCCTACGAGATCCCGGCCGCTGCGGTGATCGCCGAGTCCATCGACGACTACGCGGTCAAGTACGCCACGACCGGCGGCGGCCTGCAGCTGACCGCCGCAGCGCTGGATCTTGCGCTTTCGTACCGCGGCACTCTCGTCGCCTGATCCTTCTCCCGAACGGGGATTCTCCATGGCCGTCGGACGCGGCATCACCAAGAACGACATCGACCAGCGGCTCCCTCTGGTGATCGAGGGCGTCTGGAACTCGCTGAACATCGCCAATCAGGCGGCGCTGTGGCTGGCCAACACCACGATCATCCCGAACGACACGTTCCTGACGAACCTCGGCTACACCGGTGCCGAGGTGACGCTGATGCGCGCGGCGATCAACGACCTGGGCTCGTCGAACGGCCTGTGGGGCGTCGCGCACACCTTGAAGACGGTGCCGTCGGTGAACAACTTCTTCTTCTCGGCCCAGCAGCTGACCGGCGTGAACTACACCGGCTGAGGCCGGGTCCAAGCTCCGTGGCCTGGAACGGGCCCAGATTTCGATCGAAAGGAACACTCGATGGCCCGCTACGGTGCTTCGATCCTGTCCCAGGCCGCGCAGCTCTCCGGCGTCAACGCGACCACGACCGTCAACGGCTACATGGGCTACTGGGGCGGCTCGGCTACCTCCGGCTTCCGCCTGCGTCGCCTGCAGCTCGGCGTGATCGCCGGTGCCGGCGTGCCGACCTCGCAGCAGATCTCGGTCGGCGTCTACCGGCAGACCGTGGCCCCGGCGGGTACCGGTATCGCGGCCGCGGTCCCGGGTCAGCCGTACGAGACCTGGACCCCGCAGACCGACCCGACGGCGGGCATCTTCGCGATCACCGCGACCACGATCGGCACGACCGGCCCGACCCTGGCCACGAACCCAATCGCAGTTATCCCCTTCAATACCCAATCGACTTTGGATCTTCCTTACGAATTCACGGAGGAGATCATCTCGGCGATCGGCACGGCGAACGGCATCGCCTTCGTGAACATCGGCAACACGCTCCCGGCCTCGCACCAGATCCGCCTGAACGTCGAAGTCGAGGTGTAGATGCATGGGGCGAAGCTCCTACACCTCGCTGCCGCTCCCGGTGCAGTACTTCGCGGCTCCGATCCGCTCGGATGGGGCGCTGCTAGTCGCCAACGACCTGAAGCGGCGTGTGCGGTTGCCCAGCGGTCGTGTCCTGGTCTACGCCGCGCACTGTTCCGGCGATTTCTTCGATACGCGGGAAGAGGCAGCAGCCGGGATGCGGGGCGGCCGACGCCACAAGGCCGAGGCCTGACCCCCCTTCCCCGCACGGTTTGAACTACGCCGGGAGGGACCTGAGCCATGGCCCCTACCCTGGTCAACTCGTACTACGTCCAGCTCAGTCCCCAGGGCACCTCGCCGCTGGTAACGCCCAGCTTCACGCCGTCCAACGGCGAGATCTTGGTCATCAAGCTGGCCACCTGGGACAGCGCATCGCCGCTGGGCGCGCCGACCGGCGGCGGCCTGACGTACACGTCGCAAAAGGTCATTGCCCCCGGCGGATTCAACCAGTGGGCGGCGATCTACACCGCGCCGGTCATCAGCTCGCCTGGCTCGATGACCGTCTCGTCGACCCCGTCGGTGAGCCTCCGCGGCAGCATGGTGGTCGAGCGCTGGTCGGGCGCCCAGCTCGCGGCCACGCCGGTAACCAACTCGGCGAACGGGTTCAGCTCTCCGGCGGCGAGCACGATCACGCCGTCGGCGGGCACAAGCGTTCTCCCGTGGGTGGGTGGCGACGCGTCGTCGGTGGACCCGGCGACGCGCGCCTACCTGGCCTCGGCGACGCAGGACGGCCTCCGGGACGATCACGTCGGCGCGAACGGCGTCGACTACCACGCCTACCAGTCGTCTACCGGCACCGGCAGTCAGAGCTACGGCCTCTCCGCCCCGACCGGCATGACCTGGGTCATCGCCGCGATCGAGGTCCAAGCTGCAGCGACGGGCGCACCGTCGTTCCCGACCAACCTCGAACAGCGTCGCCGTCTCCTCGCCGCCCCGCGGCAGGTGCGTGGCGGCGGCCGGATCTCCTCGCCGGTCCGGGCGCAGGTGAACCCGCCGTTCCCGCTCAACGGCATCCACCAGCCTCGGCAGCTGCGCGGGATGCTGTCGCGCCGGGGGCACTCGTTCTTCCCGGTGCCCGCTCAGGTGGTCGTCGCGACCACGCCGTACCCGCCTCAGCCTGAGCGTGCCCGGCTCAAGGTCCTGCGCATGTTCAGGGGCCGAATGTCCGCGCCGCCGATGCCGCAGGCCGACGTCCCGGCGGTGGCGAGGGTCCGGGCCAAGGGCTTCCGGTTGCGTCCGCGCCTGGAGTCGGTGACGCCGGTCCCGGCGCAGGTGGTGGTCGCGGCTCCGTCGTATCCGCCGCAGAGTGTGCGGACCCGGTTGCGGGGGCTGCGGATCTTCCGCGCCCGCGCGGCCGCGGTGGTTCCCGCTCAGGTGGTCGTGGCTCCGCCGGCGTATCCGCCGGTGAACGTCAGGACCCGCCTCCGGTTCGCTCGGATCTTCCGCGCCCGTGCTGCCGCTCCGGTGCCTGCCCAGATCGTCGTCGCCCCGCCGTCGTACACCCCGCTCGCGGTCCGTACCCGCCTGAAGTTCGCGCGGATCTTCCGGGCTCGCGCGGCCTCCCCGCTCCCTGACCAGCTCATCGCTCCGCCCGCCCCGCACCTGCGGCCACGCGGGATCGCTCCGCGCCGCGGCCACGCCGCGATGCCCGCCCCGCCGCAGATCGTGGTCGCCCCGCCCGCCTACCCGGTCCGCCCGGTCCGGTCTCGGCTCCGGGGGTTGCGACAGTCCCGCGGTCGCGAGGCGGCCATGCCGGTTCCGCCGCAGATCGTGATCCCGCCGCCGCCGTACGCGCCGGTGTTCTCACGGCTCAAGAAGCGCCTGGTCGGCCTGTTCCGGCCGAGCGTGGTCACGCCGGTTGCCGAGGTCTGTGACTGCACGACCCACCGCCCGAACCTGGGCACCACGTCCCGGCCCGGCTCTGGGATCACTGCGCGTCCCGACAGCGGCACGACGGGCAGGCCCTGCTCCTGCGGCAACGACTGAGGAGGCATCATGTCCCGCGCCTCCGTCCTCGCCCGTGGCCGCACCAAGGCCGAAGCAGGAATGGCCGACGCGTGCACGATCCGCCGGCGCAACGCCGGGACGACGGACCCGGTCACCGGCTACCCGGCGCAGCCGTACATCCAGCTGTACGCGGGCAAGTGCCGGGTTCAGCAGATCACCGGCACGGCCCGCCCGCACGACGTCGCCGAGGACTACGTCCTTTTGCAGCGCATAGACGTGCAGCTCCCGGTCGTCGGCACCGAGGGCCTGAAGGTCGGTGACGAGGTGCTGATCACGACCGCGGTCAACGATCAGGACCTGATCGGCCGGTCGTTCCTGGTGCACGACCTGGCCCACAAGTCCGAGGCGACGGCCCGGCGGGTGTCCTGCGCGGAGAAGACGGGGTCCTGATGGGCATCGAGTTCGACACCCGCGAGATCACCGTGCTGGCCGACGCGATCACCAAGGCATCGCAGGTCGCTCCGGCCGACGCGGCGAAGGTCGTGTTCGTCGGCGCGATCCAGATCAAGAAGGACGCTCAGCGGCGGATCTCCGGTCACCGGCGCTGGCGGCGGCTGCCGTACGCGATCGACTTCGACACTTACCGCAGCCTCAAGGGCCCGGCCGCCGAGATCGGCTTCAACCACGCCAAGCCGCAGGGCAAGCTCGGCAACATCCCCGAGTACGGGTCGCCCACCAGCGCGCCGATCCGGTCCGTGGGGCCCGCCGCCGACGCGGAGCAGCCGCGCTTCGAGAAGGCGATGGAAGACCTGGCCGTGAAGGCGCTGGGGCTGCAGTGAGCTGGCCGATCCAGGACCACTGCGACGCGTTCCTGACGCTGGTCCGTGCGGCCTCCGGGTCGCCGTCGCTGGTCGTCTATGACGGCAAGGTCCCCGACGGGGCGACCGCGCCGTACGCGCTGGTCTACTTCACGATCGAGACGCCCGACGGGCTGACCGTGCCGGAGTGGCTGTCGCTGACGCTGACCAGCGTGGTCATCAACGGCCGGGCGATCGTGCACTGCGTCGGCGCCGACCCGGAAGGGGCCAAGGCGGCGCGTTCGGTGGCTGGCCGGGTGCGGGCCGCGGTGCTGGACCAAAGGCTGACGGTGTCGGGCTATTCGTGCAATCCGGTTCGCTGGATCGAGGGTCAGCCGCCACAGCGCAACGAAGAGGTCCCGGGCTTGGCCGTCTTCGACCAGGTCGACGTGTACGGCTGGACCGCGACCTCGAGCTAGTGCCTAGTTGAGGCGACCGCGGTCAGGATCGCGAAGACGACCAGGCCGACGGCAATAGGCAGCACGACGCCCTGGAAGACGAGCCAGGTCAGGAACGCGGCCACGACCGCCCACATCACTCGGTTACCGACGCTGGACAGCCGCCAGCGAGATTCCGCGTTCGTCGATGCCATGCCTCCAAGGTACGGCCCGCATCCACGAGATCACCGTCCGCTGTTCGGCGGATGCCCTGTCCGATTTCACGCACTTTAGGAGGCGCGTCGGATGACGCTCCAGACTCCCCAGTCGGTCGTCACTACGGGGACGACTCCGGTGCCGATCACCCCGACGGCGTCCGACACGTTCCCGGTGAGCGCCTTCGGGCCCGCCGGCATGTACCTGCGCGTGATCACCACGGGCACGGCAACCAACGTCGCCATCCAGGATCCGACCTTCACGGACATCAGCAACCCGGGCACGGTCACGCCCGTCGCCGCGCCGGCCACCGGCGTGCGGATGATTCTCGTTCCTCGGGGCGCGATGAATAGTGCGGGCGTCGCGACGGTGACTTTCTCCGGGGCGCTGACCGGCGTCACGTACGAGATCTATTCCGCCTAGGAGCGCGCGATGCCCAAGCAGACCTTCTGGATCCGCGACGTCCGGGGCATCTACGCCCTGGTCGACAGCGCGGCCGAGCGTGACCAGTGGACCAAGGTCCACGCCTGGGTCGACGCCGACGAGCCCGGCAGCACCGATCAGGTGTGCGTGATCAACGAGAACCCCGAGATCGGTCCTGGCCAGCTGCCGTTCGGCGCGGTCGAGGACTGGGGCGGCCTCGGCTGGAAGCCCGGCCCGCCGCCCGGGGATTCCGGCCTGGTCGTCGAGCCGCCCAAGAGTTCCGCCAAGGCGTCCGCCACCAGCGGCGACAAGAGCTAAGGAGTAGGTGAATGGCTGATATCCCCGCTGATGGCAATATCCGGGCTTACTGGGTCACGTCCATCGCGAGCCAGAACGCCCCGACCACGACCGAGCTGAACGCCGGCATCGACCTGACCTCGACGATCACCGCGGACGGCCTGATGGGCCTTCAGCCGGACACGGCCGACGTGGACGTGTCCTCGCTGGCGTCGACCTTCAACGCCGTGGACAACGGCCGCGTGTCGTTCTCGGGGACGAAGCTGCGCCTGAAGAAGCAGACCTCGACGGACACGATCTTCAACACGCTCACCAAGGGCACTGCGGGCTTCCTGGTCGTTCGCCGGTCTGTCGCGCAGGCGACAGCGTGGGCGTCGTCGCAGGGTGTCGAGGTCTACCCGGTGAAGTGCGGCGAGACCGCGCGGGTCGACTTCGAGCCGAACTCCGTCGAGCGGTACGAGATCCCGCTGAAGATCACCGCCGGTGCCGCCGGTACCGGCCCGTCGCTGCGCGCCGCCGTCGCGTAGTCCGCACCCCAACCAGTCGCCGCCTCTCGGGGCGGTTTTTTCGTGCCCGGCCACCGCCCGTCCCGACGGCGGCCGGGCACTTCCATCGGGACATCGGGGCAGGAGAAACATGAGCGGCAAGGCCACCCTGAAGAGCTTCAAGGCGATGCTCGCCGAGGCGAAGCTGCCCGAGCGCACCGTCGAGATCTGCCTGCGCGGCGATCTGGTCGCCGACCATGAGCAGGCCGAACGCGACCTCGAACAGGCCCAGAAGACGGCGACGGACAGCCTCGCGGGATCGGGCGTCGGCGAGATCGTCCAGCGCATCGAAGCGCTGGAGGCCGAGATGCGCGACAGTACGGTGACGTTCACCCTGCGCGCCCTGTCGAAGCCCCGGTACCGGGAACTCGTCCAGGCGCACCCGCCGCGCCGGGGCGACGACGGCGAGATCGTCGACGACGACAAGGGCATGGGCCTTAACGTCGAGACGTTCTACGAAGACCTCCTACGCCGTTCGGTCGCCGATCCCGAGTTGGACGACGAGGACTGGACGGCGCTGCTCGACACGATCACCGACCGGCAGTTCGAGCTGCTCGGCATGGCCGCGTTCCTGCTGAACCGGTCGGACGTGGACATCCCTTTCTCGCTAGCCGCTTCGCGAGCGAAGCGGACTACCTCCGCCGAGTAGAACTCGCCGACCGACACGGCCAGCCGCCGTCGCGGATCGACGGCCGTGAGCCGGCCGAGGTCACCGAGTACGAGTACGAGCGCGGCCGTCTGATCCGGTCGGTGACGACCCGGGAGCCGCTCTACACCGAACAGGACCGGGCTGAGCTGCTTGCGCTAGACCTGTACCGCGACGGTCTGTGCCCGAAGTGCGGGCGGCCACTCGAGGTGTGCACCGCCGACGAACGGGATCCCAAGACGGCCGAGTTCGACGTGTCCTGGCGGGTCTGCAACGCCACCCGGACGCTGCTCGAGAAGCAGCGCGGCGCATACGGCGACAAGGAACACCCCAACCGACCGGCCCACCTCTGGGGCACCACGATCCGGAAGAGGTGAGCCGTGGCTCTGCGCACCGTAGGGGTCAAGCTCACCGCGGATATCTCGCAATACGTGTCGGCGCTCGGCCGTGCCGGCGCGGCGACGAAGGACTTCGCGACCGGAATCGACAAGGCCTCGAAGACTGGCAAGCTCGACAGGGTCGCCGACCGGGCCGGCATCGTCGGCCTGTCCCTGGCCGGCATGGCCGGGTACGCGATCAAGGCCGCCGCCGACTTCGACAAGGCCATGTCCGGCGTCCAGGCCGCGACCCATGCCGGGGCGAAGGACATCGGCATGCTGCGTCAGGCGGCGCTGCAGGCGGGCAAGGACACCCAGTACTCGGCGACCCAGGCCGCTCAGGGCATCACCGAGCTGTCCAAGGCCGGCGTCACGACGGCCGACGTGCTCGGCGGTGGCCTGAAGGGCGCGCTAAACCTCGCCGCCGCCGGCCAGCTCGATGTCGGCGAGGCAGCCGAGACCGCGGCGACGGCAATGACCCAGTTCGGCCTGTCCGGCAAGGACATCCCGCACGTCGCCGACCTGCTCGCTGCGGCAGCCGGCAAGGCTCAGGGCTCCGTGCACGACATGGGCTTCGCGCTCAAACAGTCGGGCCTGGTGGCATCCCAGTTCGGGCTGAGCGTCGAGGACACCACCGGCACGCTGGCCGCCTTCGCGAGCGCCGGACTGATCGGCTCCGATGCTGGAACCTCCTTCAAGACGATGCTGCTGGCGCTGGCGAACCCGGCGGCCAAGACCAAAGACGCGATGGACGAGCTGGGTATCAGCGCGTACGACGCGCAGGGCAAGTTTGTCGGCATCACCAACCTGGCCGAGCAGCTCAAGACGAAGCTCGGCGGCCTCACCCAGGCGCAGCGCGACCAGACCCTCGCGCAGATCTTCGGCACCGACGCCATCCGCGCCGCGAACGTCCTCTACAAGCAGGGCGGCGCCGGGATCCAGGACTGGATCAAGAAGACGAACGACGCCGGCTACGCGTCGAAGACCGCCGCCGACCTCACGAACAACCTGTCTGGCGACATCGAGCGCCTCAAGGGCTCGATCGAGACTCTCGCGATCCAGTCCGGCTCAGGCGCCAACAGCGGCCTACGCCTTCTGGTCAAAGAGGTCAACAACCTGGTCAACGCGTTTAGCTCGCTGCCGCCATTCGTCGGAAGCAGCATCACCGTCCTGGCCGCCCTCGGCGGAGCAGCCCTGATCCTTGGCGCTGGCTGGGTCAAGCTGCGCAAGTCAACAGCCTTGGTCGTGGCCGAACTCGAGGCGATAGGACCCGCCGGCGTGCGTGCCGCCGCCGGCATGAGCCGGCTCACTGCCGCCGCAGGAAAGATCGGAATTGTTCTTGCCGCCCTGGAAGCGGTCAAGGAAATCGTCGGCCACTTCCAGAAGGACCTGAATCCGCAGATCGATGCCCTCAGTGTCGGCCTCGAGCAATACGCCAAGTCGGGCAAAACCGCAGGCGAGGCGTCGCGGGTCCTCGGCGACAACCTCGATGCCCTGAAGAAGACCTTCGACCTGGTCGCTGACACGAGCAACACGCGCAAGTCCTGGGCGCGGAATCTCGAGGGCGGCCTCGAAGCGATCATTCCGGGGCTGAAGGGTACCGACACGTCGCTGGCGAAGACCCAGGAACGCATCGCTGCCGTCGACACTGCGCTGGCGCAGATGGTCTCCAGCGGCAACGCTGCCGGTGCGACAGCGGCCTTCGACGCCATGGCCAAGCAGCTGGCCACGAACGGCACCAGCCTGGAGGAGGTCCGCAAGCAGTTCCCTTCCTACGCCGCGGCCCTCCAGGCATCCACCGTGTCGGCCAACGGCGCGGCCTCGGCCACTGGCGACCTCAACGGCCAGCTCAGCGCCGGGGCGCAGGAGCAGAAGAAGTACACGACCGCAACGGAGGCGGCAGCGGCGGCCACCAAGGGCCAGCGTGATGCGCTCAAATCGCTGTCCGATTTCATGAAGGCCGAGACCGACCCGGTCTTCAACCTGATCAAGGCGCAAGAAGATCTGACGGCGGCGCAGAAGAACTACTCCAAGGCCGTCAAGGACCACGGCAAAAACAGTGACGAGGCGAAGCAGGCCGACCGTGACCTGGCTCTTGCGGCGATCGCCCTCCAGGGCGCGGTCGGCGATGTGTCGAGCAACTTCAACGGCAAACTGACGCCCGCGCTCGAAAGAACGCTCAAGGCCGCAGGCCTGTCGAAGGCTCAGATCCACCAGCTCGAGCTGCAGTTCAACGACGCGAAAAAGGCCGCCGACAAATACAACGGCAACTATGTGGCCAAGGCGTCAGCGCCAGGTGCCACGGCGTCGAAGAAGCAACTCGACGATGCGTACACAGCAGCAAATCACTTCGCCGGGCCGTACCGGGCCAACGTGTCGGTCACCGGCGACGACACGGCGATGATCAAGCTGCGGGCGCTGAACATTGAGCAGAACGCGCTCAGGAAGGGCGTGTCCATCTCGCCCTCGGCGGCTCGAGCGCTCGCCGGGGATGCGAAGGCGGCGAAGGACCGCGGCGTGTTCGCCGAGGGCGGCTGGACCGGCCCAGGCTCAAAGTGGCAGCCCGCCGGCGTCGTGCACGCGGATGAGTTCGTGGTCAGCAAGCAGGCGCGCGGCAGCCTCGAGGACGCCGCCCCGGGCGGCCTGGACTACATGAACCGGACCGGCCAGTGGCCGGGCTTTGCCGCCGGCGGCCGCGTGTGGCCGTTCCCGGCGACGGCGGCGATGACGCGGATCCCGTCGAAGGCTGAGGCGATGAATGCGGTGATCCCCGCCATCCCCGGAAGCGGTAGCGGTCCCGGCTACAAGTGGATGGAGCGGGTTGTCAGGGCCGCGTTCCCGGGCATGCCGATCTACTCCGACTACCGGCCGGGCGCGATCACGATCACCGGCAACCGCTCGTATCACGGCTTCGGCCGCGCAGTTGACTTCGCCCCGAGCAAGCCGCTCGCCCAGTGGATCAATGCGCACTACATGCGCGCCACCAAAGAGCTGATCACGCCGTGGCAGTCGCTGAACATTCACAACGGTGCTAGGCATGCCTACTCGGCGCTCGTCGAGAACCAGCACAACTTCGCCGGCGGCAACGCCCACGACCACTGGGCGATGAAGAACGGCGGCGTGATCAACGAGCCGATCTTCGGCGTCGGCGCGTCCGGCCGCACCTACAGCTTCGGCGAGAACTACCAGCCGGAACGAGTCAGCCCGATGTGGCAGACCGGCGGCGGCAGCGGCGGCGTAACGCTCAACGTCAACTTCAGCGGGCCGGTTGGCAGCCGGTATGAACTCCAGACCTGGCTCGAAGGTTCGATCGACGACCTGCGCCGTAAGGGGAAGGTCTGATGGCTGCCACGTACCAGCTTCAGATCGACTGGCAGGGCAACGGCTTCTCCGACGTCACCAACGACGACGTCACCGGGCGCACCCTCGACCAGCGCACCCCGGTGACGGTGAAGTACGGCCGCAGCCAGGCCCGCCAGTTCTCGCCGACCGACCCCGGCGAGATGCAGTTCGAGCTCAACAACACCTCCCGCGACTACTCGCCGGAGAACACGAGCTCGCCGATCGCGGGGTACGTGACCCCTGGCAGGCAGGCCCGCCTGCAGGCCACCGTCGGCACCACGGTGACGACGCTCTACACCGGCTACCTCGACGACCTGGATATCCGTCCCGGGCTCAACGACCAGTCCGTGCCGGTGTCCTGCATTGACTCGCTCGGCGGCATGCGCGGCGTCACCATCAGCACCCCGCTGTACCAGGCCATCCGCACCGGCGAAGCAATCGGCTACGTCCTCGACGCGGTGGGCTGGCCGGCGGCCGCCCGGGACCTGGACGCCGGCGTCTCGTTCCTGCCGTTCTGGTGGCTGGACGGGGCGGACGCGTTCGAGGCGCTGATGGAGCTGGCGGACTCGGACGGCCCGGCCGCGCTGATCACCGTCGACCAGTTCGGCCGGATCGTGTTCCGCGACCGCCACCACCGGCTCACCCGCTCGGCGTCGTTGACCGCTCAGGCGACGTGGCGCTCGTCGGGCACCGAACCGTGCCTATCGGACCCGCTGACGTACAACCACGGCTTCAAGGAGATCGTCAACAGCGTCAGCGTCGACGTGCCGCTGCGGACGATCGACTCCCTGCCGTCGCAGGTGTGGTCCAGCCAGGGCCTGATCACGATCGCGGCCGGGACCACGGCGTACATCACGGCAAAGGCCTCGGGCCCGTTCCTCAACGCGGTCACGCCCGTGCAGGACACCGACTACACCCTGGTGTCTGGCGGCGTGTCGGTCAGCCTGTCGCAGACCTCCGGCGCGAACACGATCATCTCGATCCTCGCGGCGTCGGACTCGGTGGTGCAGGACCTGTCGCTGCGGGCTCAGGCGGTCCAGTCGACGAGCATCACCGTGCTGGTCGAGGACACGGTGTCCATCGGCAAGTACGGCCGCAAGTCGCTGGCCGACGCGCGGCTGCCCGTGTGGGCCAACCCGTACGACGCCCAGGCGATCCTGCAGCTGATCGTCGCCAAGCGCGCCGAGCGGCTGCCGACGCTGCAGGTGACGATGCGCGGCAACGGGAGCGCGGCCCGGCTGGCGGAGTGCATCAGCCGGAACCTGTCCGATCGGGTTCGGATCACCGAGTCGCTGACCGGGCTGGACTCCGACTGCTACATCGAGCAGATCCAGCACTCGATCGGCCAGGGCGGCACCGAGCATGTGACCACGTTCGGCGTCGAGAAGATCCCGCCCGTGGTGACCAACCCGTTCACGTTCGACCTGGCCGGTGCGGGTTTCGATCAAGGCCAATTCGTCGGTGGCGGGATCGACAATCCGGCAACCATGTTCCGCTTCGACACGGCGGGCCAGGGCTTCGACCAGGGCGTCTTCGCCTACTAAGGGAGTAACCATGCGCGCCGTTGCCTTCTTCGACTACGGCCGGTGGGTAGCCGACTGCCCGGCACTCCACTGCACGAACGCCCTCGCGCTCGAGCGCGGCCAGAAGACGTGGCTGTGCCGGTGGGTGAATCCGAACACCAACAACGTCATCGGCTGCGGTGCGAGCGCGCCAATCGAGTGGCCCGCAGACCCTGCTGCGGTCGAGGCGTCGCTGATCGATCTGCCCGAGAGCGCCCAGCACTGGAAGCCGGAACCCGCCGATGCCTGAGTCGGCCCCGAGCTTCGTCATCGAGGAGACTCCGGCGGGCATCGCACTCCCGGGCGTCGCGTACGCGGAGGCGAACTGGGGTCGTTGGCTCGCCCGCTGTCCGCGGCCGTGGTGCACGAACGCCGTCGCCCTGGAGATCGGGCAGGTGGAGTTCCTGTGTATCGACGGCTCGGACGCATGCGGCTTCAGCGCACCCGTG